ACGACGAGCTGGAAGCCGGGCGCCGTGGTGCGCACCATGATCGCGTCCTGTGCCATCGTGATCGCGGCACTGTCGGAGCTCACGGCCAACATCGCCCGCTCCGGCTTCCTCGAGCTGGCCGAGGACAAGTGGCTCGCGCTCGTCGCCCACCACGTGTACGGCGTCGAGAAGGTCTATGCGACGTTCGCATCGGGCGAGGTCACACTGCGTAACCCCGGCGGCGGCACCTACCAGCTGGACGCCGACGATCTGACGGTCATCAACCCGACCACGGGCAAGACCTACCGCAACACCACTTCGTTCACACTCGAGGCGCTGTCGACGCTCACCATCGCCGTCTACGCCGTCGAGGCGGGGAGCGCGAGCACGTCGACCGCTGGGGCCATCACCGAGATCCAGTCGCCGAGCATGTCTGGTGTCACCGTCGTCAACGCGCTGGCCGTGGTGGGGCTCGACGCCGAGACGGATCCGGCGCTACGCGTGCGGTGCGCGGAAAAGCTCGGCGCGCTGTCGCCGTTCGGGCCGTGGGACGCGTACACCTATGCCGCCCGCAATGCGCTGCGCCTCGACGGCTCGCCCGTTGGCGTGATGCGCGTGCGTGTGTCGCGGGATGGGTACGGCCACGTCACGATCTACGTGGCGACGGCCACGGGCGCCGTGTCGGGCACGGCATCGGACCTCGCGACCGACCTCGGCGCCGTCGATGACGCGATCCAAAAGCGGGCCGCGCCGCTCGCTGTCACGGCCACGGCGGCCAGCGCCACGCCGGTGCCCGTCGCGATCTCCTATCGGGTCTGGCTCTACAACACGAGCGGGCTCAGTCCGGCGCAGATCGAGGCCGCCATCGCCCTGCGCCTGGTGTCGTTCATGAGCGGCCAGCCCATCGGCGGCAACGTGATCGGCCTCTCGGGCAAAGTCTTCCTCGACGCGATTCGCACGGTGATCGGCGCGGCGCTTCCGCAGATCTTCCACGTCGAGATCGTGCTGCCTGCCGCCGACGTGCCGCTCACGATCGGCCAGGTGCCGGTGCTGGGCGCCGTGACGGCCGTGGCGCTGACGCAGGTGCCGCCGAGTGAGGGGCTCCTATGACCACGCCGCTGCGCACCTTCCGCGATGCCATCCGCGAGATCTCGCCGGTGTGGCTCCGTGGCCCGATCGCGGGCGGCATCCTGTACGCCATCGCAGCGCAGCTCGACGCGCTGTCGGACGCCACGGCGGCCGGCGTGAAGCTCAGGTTCCCGCGCGTATACGGCGTGGAGTCGCTGCCGCTTCTCGGCCGGGAGCGGCGCATCCTGCGTGGGCGCCTCGACACGGACACGACCTACTCGGTCCGCCTGTCACACTGGCTCGACGATCATCGGCGTCGCGGGGGGCCCTACGCGCTGCTCGGGCAGCTGTTTGCGCACTTCGCGCCGGCAAACTTCCCGGTCCAGCTCGTGTACCGGTCCGGCCGCCGCTTCACGATGGACACGGCCGGCGCCATCACGATGGACCTTGACGGCGCGTTTGCGCCCGACAGCAACCCGACGCGCTGGGCTCGGTGGTGGCTCTTCTACACGTGGCCGAGTCCAGTCGGCAAGCGCAAGTGGGGCGACGGCGGCAAGTGGGGCGACGGCGGCGTGTGGGGATCGGACCTGACGCCGATCGAGGTGCGCGACCTGCGCGCCGTGCCGCGTGAGTGGAACGCCGCGCACGCGATCGGATGGATTGTCTTGCTCACGTCCGACAAGGACGTCCAGCTGTCTGTACAGGGGTAAGCCCATGGCGACTGATCTAGTAGAGGTGGACGAGTGGACGGCGGCGGTGACGGTGCCGGAGGACGGCGACGACTACGACGCGGCGAGTGTCGAGCTCCCGTTGCAGGCGCTGACCAATCGCACTGTGCGGCTCAACAGTCGTGTCGATGCAGTGCCGGACCAACCGTACACGTGGTCAGCGCCGCAAGCGTTCGAGGACGCGCTTGGGCTCGCCGGTCCGGACAACGAGCTCACCTATCAGCCCCTGCCACGCACGCGTACGATGCTCCTCGACCAGACCTCGGCGCGGCCCAAGCTGGGCGCAAATATCGCGCTCGGAGACTCAGGCCTCGGCAGTCCCTTTGGCTGGCTATGTAACGCCTCGAGCACGCTGATCTACGGGTGCCGCTTGCCCCACGGATCGACCCTGCAGCGTGTGCGCGTGGGCATCTACAACGGCCAGTCGCGGGACGTCACGGTGCACGCGTATCAGTTCGTGGCGGCGGTGATCGGCATTGCGATGGGCTCGAGCGGCGCCACCGACCTCGGCGCCACGACCGACAACATCGCGACCACGGGCGTGGTGGCGCACGACGTCCCGGCTCCCATCGTCACCAACGGCGCGTGGCACACGTACTGCGTCGAGGTGAGCCTGGTGACGGGCCAGATCTGCACATGGTGCGAAGTGATGTTCACCGATCCCGGCCCGCGCAACTTCTAACAGTCAGGGAGCCAGAACCATGGCACTCAACAAAGACGTTTTTGTCACCTACGACAAGGCTCAGGTCGCCGCCGCCAGCCTACGCGGCGCCCTCAAAGGCGAGCCCTACCCGATCACCGTGACCACCGCGAACAAGACCTTCGTGGTGCCCGCCGAGTGGAAGGACGCGCTGGTCCGCATCCAGGCCGAGGCTACCGACGTCTTCTACGTGATCAGCGTGGACGCGACGCTGGCGGTCGTGGACAAGACTGTGGCGGCGGGCGAGGCAAGCAATCCCATCGTGCTCACGGCGCCCGTGGGCGGGGCTGGGCGCATCTTCGACAAACAGTGGCAGGACGTGAAGTTCCCGGCGACGGCGACCACGTTCGCGCTGCAAGGCTCGGTGGCGGGCGTGGCGCGCTGTCATCTGGCGGAGACCTGAGCCGTGAGCATGCGACGCACGCGAGCTCGCTACCGGCGCATTCCGGCGACGATGCGCCGCATGCCGGGCGGGCGTAGCGGCGGCACGGGCGGTGGTGGGCAGGCGTCGTCGGGGGTGGAGGCGCTGGTCGGGCTGAGCGGGTTTTCGGCGGCCAACTTCATGCAGACGGCGGCGGGGGGCGGCGAGGCGGGGGTGGCGAGCGGATTTCTCGTCGCGGCATTGTTTCGCGCACTGGCGAATACCCCGTCAGCGACCGAGGTGATCACGGCCAACACAGCTCCTGGAATCACGCAGGGGTATTACCTGCGCATGGATGGGGGGGGCGGCGCCATCACTCTTCTCGTAGGTATTGACGGATCTCCCGCAGCAGCGGGCGCGGCTGCCGTGATCATTCCGAGCGAGCTGGGGCGGCTCCATCTTTGCCTGTTGTATCTTGACGCTTCTGCGATCGGTCTATGGATCGATCGCAACAAGCGGACGTCAGCAGCGGTCAACGTCGCGGGGTATCAAGTCCCGGTGTCATCGCAGACTGTTGGACGCTGGCTACATGACCCAGCGCAAACAGCCAAGGACCTCGACATTCTCGCCGTCGCGTCCTATCGGGGACGGCCGACAGATGCTCAGGTACAGGCGTACTTCGATGCTGCCCGATCGCTCGGCGATCTGCCCGCAACGATGGGCGGCACAACGCCGGGTCACCGCCACTCGCTGCGCGACGAGCTACGCGGCACCGTCGTGGTCGACGGGCAGCTCGCACCGGCGCAGCTGGCGGACACGATCACGCGCGCGCCTGTCGATGCGCTGGCACGCGTGGGCTCGCCTGTGGTGCGCGTGATTGACCCGGCGATCGATGGCAGGAGGACGTTGGGGGCGCAGGGGTTTAGTGCGGCGAACTATCTGCAGGGTGCGGTGGGCGGCGGTTTGATTGGCGCGGCTGGGCAGCCGTATTGGTTCGCCATTGGGCTGACCGTGGACAGCCTAACGGCAACTGCCAACGACGCAGTCGTTTCGCAATCCAATGCGGCCGGCAACGCCGGTTGGGAGCTGAACTGGCAAAGCACAACCATCTTGCGGATGATGCACGGCGGCGCTGGCTTTACGCCTGGCATCACGCTCACGGCGAGCGACGTCGGCGTGCCCATGATGTTGCTTGTCCAGTACACGGGCACAGTTCATCGCCTGTACGCGCGCGGTGTGCAGGTTGGAAGCGACACTGCACTGGGTTACGGGCCGGCCGCTGGGTCGCGCTTGAAGCTAGGGCTCGGATATTCAAATGGGTTTCGCAATGGTTCGGTCAGTAGTTTTGCGGGCGGGCTCAGCAGCCTAACGCCCGCGCAAATCACGCAGGCATTTAGTGATTTCGCGACAACCGGCAGGGTGCAGCCGATCGCAGGGGCTACCGCCTGTGGCTACGACCTCACCACCGACACGCTCGCCAGCGGCGTCGACGCAGTGCCGGCTGTCGTGCTCGACCGCGTGGGGACGGACAACCTGACGCGGGTGGGCGGCGTGTCGTCGGCCGGTGGCCTCACCCTCGCGCAGCGCACCGAGCGGCTGTGGAGCTACGAGACGAGTCCGATCCTGTATGGGGTCAATGCGCTCACGGACGCGGACTATTACGAGACGACTGACGGCGTGGCAGGACATCCGGCCGGGTGGTGGTACGCGTTGCCGTTCGTGCTCGAGTCGCAGTCGGTGCCGTCCGTAGCGCGGACCCTTGTCGGCAAGCTAACCCCTTTGCAGGGATGGGACATCCGCACCAATGGCACCAACTCGACGCTCAGTGGTCTCATGATCACCGGCGATGCGGGAGCCTATGTGTCTAGTCCGTCAGCGGTTCTAAATGCGGCAGACGTTGGCAAGTTGCTTCTCTTCTTTTTGGGTTGGGACGGATCAAAGCTGCACGGATGGATAAAGCGCGCCGAGGCCGGCACTGGCAATGCAGGGCCTGGTTGCAGGCCGGCTTTGCCCACTGACTCCTTCAAGCTCGGAAGACACGGCACCCTATCCGGCTACTCTGCGACGGGGATACGCATTCTCGGCGGCATGGGCGGCGTCGGCGCTATCTCGTTTGCCGAGGTCTGTGCCGCCCACGACGCGTTCCTGGCTAGAGAGGACTTGGTCGAGGTGCCTGGCAAAACTGACTTCTTGGTTAGCGTCAAGCTCGACACGCTCGACAACGGCGGCGTCATCCCGACGACACTCAAGAACCGCAAGGGGCCGGGCGTACTGACGAAGATCGGCAATCCGCAGCTCGCGCCAATATTCGCGCGTGCCGCTGCCTGGTAGCAAAGGAGTCACTCATGGACAGATTAGACATCTCACCCGATCAGCAAGGGCTGATCGACGCTTTCAAAAGCGAGCAGGCAAGCACATTCGACCCTGACATTGCAGCGGGCTCGAACCTCATCGAGGGCGACGACTTGCAGGTCGACAACGCTTGGAAGGTCAGAGTCATCGCCGGGCAGTGGGGCTGTGTTGCGTGCCTCGTGCCTGAGTGGGGAGATGCGATTCTAGCGATCGATCTCGTCCACTACGTGACCGACCGAGCAGGCCCCAATGGCGAGACGATGCCCATCTACGATCCGCCCGACGAGCCCGACGTGGGCGGCGAAGGAGGTGCGCCATGAACGCGCCCGATCTCTCCGCGTTTGGCTTCGGATGGCACGTGAGTACCGTGAAGTGTCAGGAATGCAGACGTGACATCAAGTTCACGCTGACACGTATTCCGTGTGAACAAGAGCTCACGTGCGGCGCTTGCAAGGCGTCATGGCTGCTGATCGCCGAGAGCGCGAATCCTGGCTACACGGTACGGATAGAGCCGCGAAACGAGGTGCTGTCATGACCGATCAGAAGAAGGAGAAGAAGCCGCACAGCCTCCAAGACGCACTGCGCGACGCGCTCAAGCGCCTGCCGCACGACCAGCAAAAGAAGGTGCGCGCGATCCTGCACGACAAGGGCGTGCTCAAAGACGAGCACGGCAAAGAGTGATGTCCGTTGACCGACGTATCACCAGGAGTCGCGGGGGGAGGCTTTGTCGGAGCCCTCATCGCGCTGCTCGTGATCGTCGGCGAGGCACTCAAAGCGCGCAACGCCAAGCGCATCAAGCAGGCGTACGAGAGCTCGACGCCCACTCCCTCTCCGCCTGTGTTGCCCGCGCCGCCCGCCCTGCCCATGCGCCCGAGCATGAGCCGCGAGGTCGACCTGTCGGCCGTGCGCATCCAGCTCTCGCGTGCGCTGCTCGAGCTGGACGAGCGCGACGCTGCCTTGCGCCGTGTCCGGTTGACCGCCGAGGAGGACATCCGCCGGCAGCGCGCGACCATCGACCAGCTCGAGACGGAGCTCCGGCGCAGTGCGGCCGCAGTCACCGAGGGGCGAAGTCGAGAGGAGCATTTGCACCGCGAGCTCGAGGAGCTTCGGCGACAGATGCGACGGTAGGGAGGCACTTATGTTCGAGCACCTGACTCAGGACGAGGCGGCGCAGCTGCTCGCGGCGACGCTACTGGTAAGCGCCGGCCTGTTCGCCCTCGCGACGTCGATCGCGGTGGTGTACGCCAAGAAGGTACTGAAACACCTTTCCGAGCTGACCGGGATCAAGGTCAGCGCTGAAAACGAAGAGAAGATCGTCGACGCGGTCCGGCGGAGCATCGCGTACGCCAAGGAGCAGGCCGAGAAGTTCGCGGCGGGCAAGATCCACGAAGGCCCGCGCTCAGGCGCCGAGAAGCTCGAGGTCGCCAAGACGGCGGCGCGATCGCTTGCCCCTGCCGCGCTTGCCAACACGACCGATCAGCAGCTCACGATCATCACCGAGGCGGAGCTGCAGATCGTGCGCCCGTCGCTACCGCCGCCTGCTGGCGCGGACAGCTCGTCGCTCGTGCCGCGCATGCCGCCGCCACCCACGTTCACGACGCTCGAGACGAGGCCAACGCCGATGCCGCCGAGGCGTAACCCATGAGGAGGCTGGCCATGGTCCGCGACACGGCGATCGTCCTGCTCCTGCTCTTCGCCTACGCCTGTGCCGCCGACGCCACGGCGGACACCCGCGTGCGCACCGCGCTGGACGTGCTCGCGCAGGTGATCGACCCGGCCTACTCCGTGGCGATGGACGGCTGCATTGCGCCTCAGCAAGTGGCCGTCGCGCAGGCGGAGGCGGGCCTCGTCACCCTCGAGCATGCGCAGGCCACGATCGACCACGTGCGCGCCCGCTGCGAGTCCGTGCGCGAGGGCTTTGAGCAGATTCGCTACCACCACGAACAGGCGGTCAAGTCCGCCGACGCCGGCGAGCTCGACCAGGCACAGCTGCTGCTCGAGCAGATTCGCGCGGACTGGACGGCCCTACGCGTCGGAGGTGCACCGTGAGCGCGCTGAGCTGGGCGAAGTTTTTTGCGATCATGTTGCCCGAGCTGTCCGCGCTCGGGCGCGAGCTGTGGAAGCGGCACCAGGGCAACGTGGCCGAGGCACGCAAAGAGCTCACGGCCATCCGCGACCACGGGGCGAGGCTCCGTGCGGCGGAGGCGGAGATCGACGCGAGGCTCGATCAGCTGCGGCGTGACAAGCCGGGGGAGCACTAGCCGTGAAGCCGACCAGCGACAACAGCGAGGAGAACGCGCCGCCGTGGCTGCGCATCGCGCGTGCCGAGCTCGGGCAAAAGGAGATCGCCGGGCCTGCTGCGAACGCGCGCATCGTGCAGTACTTCTCGGCGACGAGACTTGCGCCTCAGGCCGGCGACGAAACGCCGTGGTGTTCGGCCTTCGCCTGCTGGGTGATGGAGCAGGCCGGCATCCCCTCTCCAGCGCGCGCCAACGCCCGTAGCTGGCTCAGCTGGGGCAAGGCCCTCACCCGGCCGCGCCTCGGCTGCGTGGTGGTGCTGCAGCGGGGGAACGACCTGTCTCAGGGGCACGTCGCGTTCTGGGTCGGTGCGCAGAAGGACCGCGTGCTCTTGCTCGGCGGCAACCAGGGCAACGCCGTCAGTGTGAGCGCGTACCCCGTGTTTCGCGTGCTGGGGTATCGGTGGCCGGCGGAGACGCAGGCGCCGCTGGTGGCCTGAGCCAGGGAAGTTGGCGCCCGTGATCCTTCGTGGGATCCTCTGTCCCGATGGAGGCCCCAGAGAGAGACGCGCTGATGAAGGCTTACGAGCTGGCCCACGCTGATCATCGGGCCGAGGTGAGCCTTGGCTGGGAGCGTCAAAAGTTTTTCCTCAGCCTGAACCCGGCCATCCTCATCACGGCCGGCGGCATCGCTGCGCGCTTCCACCTTGCCGCTGTCGCCGCCCTGGGCGTGGGTACGGTCCTTTCGATCGTCGGCGCTCTCACGGTGGCACGGTCACATGGGCGAACCCGCCGGACGCGCGACACGCTCGACGCCTGTGCGCATCGCGTCGGGGTCGAGGGGCCAGAGGTCACCGGCGGCCAACGTGCGCTGCACGGCAAGCCCCGGAAGGAGCGCTTTCGCGTCGTCACGCTGATGATCATCGCGCTGGCGATCAACGCGCTCTTGGATGCCGGGCTCGCGGTCTACCTCGGATGGACGTACGACGAGGCGCCTTCTGCGCAGTCCCGCCCGCTCGACTAGCTCGTCCCCGCCTCCACCACCAAGACCACCCTCCCCGCGATGCGCCACACGCCGTGCGAGGGCGCGTAGCCGCCGCCGTCGTAGACCTCGAGGCACAGGCGCGGCGGGCCGCCTTGGGGCGCTGGGGCGAGCTCGCAGGTGGTGCGGCCGAGGGATAGGGGGCGGAGGGTCCAGTGGGTGGTGGGCATGCCGGGGTATCGGCGCCGCGCTCGAGGAGGTTGCTACAGCGCCGCCACGAAATCAGCCCTCCTCCTGCTTGGCGCGGTCGTACTCCGCGAGGTGCGCGCGGACCTCGGTGACGAACCGACGCTGGAGCTCGGGCAGCGTGGCGAGCTGCTCGTCGCTGACGGCTGCGGCGGCGTCGCGCAGGTTGTCGACGACCACCTCGAAGTCGAGCATGGCGTCCGCCCGGAGCCGCGCGTCATAGTGCGCCTGCACTTGCTCGCGGGTCGGCACCTGGTTCGGACGCAGCCCGTCGATCGGCCCCGCCTCCAGAACCACCAGCCCGGCGTCTGGCCAGCAGCCCTCGCACACGCAGCCGTCGCCGGTGAACGCCAGCGGGCAGCCTTCGACGCCGCACCGGTCGCAGGGGCGGCTGCGCTCGACATTATGGATGTGTTCGCGGTCGGCCATGTCCAAGGTCTCGCACGGGTGGCGCCCTGTCGTCAAAGTCCGTCCTTTGGCGGCGGCGGCGCCCAGTCGCGCAGGCGCTTGGGGTCGCGGGTGCCGGGTGGGAGGAGCAGCGGGGTTAGCGGTAGCCCTTCGCGCGCGCCGCGGCGACGTCCTCGCAGGCCTTCACGAACTTCGGGCGCTCGTCGCCGTAGCAGAGGATCTCGAGCTTGTCGGTCGCCGGCCAGTCGTCGAAGCCGCCGAGGTAGACATTGATCCGCGCTGCCTTGTCGCTGTCGGAACACAGCGCGCTGTCGCCCCGGAGCTTCTGCCGTTCGTTCTTGCCGGACGCGAGGAAGCCGAGTCCGCTGCCGGACTGCGTCGTGAGACCCTTCGGGCGACCCTTGCTGGTGTCGCAGACGAACGAGTTCGGATCGTCGAGCTTCCGGATCGCAATCTCGAGTGGCGAGAGGAACCGGCAGTGGGCGTCGAACCAGTCGAGCTTCGCCTCCCTCGTCGCGTCTGGCTTGATCCGAGTCTCTTGCCGGACGTGCTCGCGCACTGCCGCCTTGGCGTCGGCCAGGCGCTCGGGGAACGAGGCGGCGCACTCGGCATCGCGACGGCTCATGGGTCGCGCTGGGGCGGGCTCAGCGGCCGGCTCAGCACTGGGCTCAGTGGGAGCAGGGACAGCCTCAGCGGCGACGGGAGCGGGCTCGGCTGGGGCAGGTGCGGCAGGCTCCTCGGCGCTGGCCGAGGCGGCCGTCAAGGCGCTCGCAAGGGCGAGGCCGGCGGCGAGGGCGATGGTCTTCATGCATAGGGTATCGGACGACCGGCGGCGGAGCTTGATGGGGGTCGCTGTAGGCGACTTAATTTCCCCCCCCACCTTCCCCCCCACTGGGGGGAGTAGGGGGGAAACCGAGCGTGCCCTCGGTGTTGGACGATCGCGATTTTCGCGGCAAATGTGGCCCCTCTTTGCCCTGAGATTCGCGCCCCGGTGTTGTGATAACTCATGCGGGTAGCGCTAAACCAGCCTTATTTTCTAGGCTTTCTCGCCATCCTTGGAAGGTTTCCCCCCCAACCTTCCCCCCCACTGAAGCCGGGCCTCCAGGTGGGCCGCGAAGTTCACGACGGTAGCTGCGGGCACCTCCGTGTAGTGGGCGGTCATCCGGGCGTCGGCGTGCCCCACGGCGGCCTGCAGCTCCTTGGAGGCCCCGTGCACCCCGGCGAGGCGCTGAGCGACCAGGGCGAAGCCGTCCTGCGCGGCGAGCTGCGAGAGCGTGATCATCGTGTGACGCAGCGCGTGGGTGGCGGGGCCGACATCGATGCCGCACGTGCGCATCGCGCGCCGGAAGGCCGTGTGCACGTGCTGGTAGCCCAGCAGCGGGTCCGTCCGCTTGCGCTGGTAGTGCGGCTTGGCGGGGAAGCACCAGACGTCGGAGCCGGCGCGGCCTTCCCGGGTGAGCTGCTGCTTGTGCTGCATGAGCACGGTCAGCCAGTCGGGGCCGAGACCGGCGACGCGGGCGGTGCCGTTCTTGGGCGGCCCCATCTCGCCTTCGTACTGGGCCTGCTCGATCCGCACCTCGCCGGTTCGGAAGTTGATGCTCTCCCAGCGGAGGGCGCTCACCTCGCCGAACCGGCAGCCCAAGTAGAACTGGGTACCGGCGAGTGCGTAGACGTCCGGGTCGATTTTCTGAAGCTCAAGGAGGAAGCGCTCGAGCTCGTCCATGGTCATCGCCTTGCGCACCGGCAGCGCGCGCGCCTCCGCAAGCTGCTGCTCGCCGCTCTTGCGGGTGCGGCGCTTAGTCGTGTCACGCGCGACGTTCGACGCGACGTAGCCTTGCCCCTTCGCCCACTCGAGCAGTGCAATCGCGGCGACGCGAATCTGCGATGCCGTCTTGTCGCTGACCTGGGCGGTGGCGATCACCCGCTGCAGCTCCTGCGCGTCGAGCGTGTGAAGGTAGCGGTCCGCGCCGAGTGCGGCGGCAATGCGGCGAGTGTGCGACCCGTACGCGTCACGGGTGCCCTTGCGCAGGGTGGGCAACCAAGCGGCGAGCGCTGTATCCATGCGGATGCGCGACTTGGCGCGCAATCCAAGCTTCTCGTCCACCAGCTCAGCCAGCAGCTTCTCGGCAGCCACCATCGCTTCGCCGCGACTGTCTGCAAGCACGATGCGCTCGGTGTCGACGATGAACTTTCCGCCGGCCTTTTTGCGGAGCACCGCGACGTAGCGGAGCTTGCCGGTGTGAGGGCACTTGCCGTCAGCACGTAGCCCGTCCTTGCGGGCCTTCTGAGTCTTCTTCTTCGGTGTGGCCATCGAGTGGTACTTCTTATCCGGCGCGCCGGGTGATGAATGCGTCGAGCGTCTTGCGCGTGAAGCGATTGCCCTTGAGTCCGCCGTGTCGGCTGCCTCGGTGGTCCGGCACAATCTGGCCGCGCGTGACGGCGTGCTGGAGGCTGCGCGTCGTCGTGCCGAGGTAGGCGGCGGCCTGCTCAGTGTCAAGGTAGCCCTCGTTGCCGCGCTGGATGTTCAGCGCGTCGCGCACGGCCTCGGCGACGATGGCGCGCAGCTGATCTGCCGTCAGCACTGTCAAAAGGGAGCCCGTCGGCTTCGCGTCATCCATTGGGCCACCGCCTTTCGCGTTGTCGTTGTCGGGCTTGCGCATCACTCCACCCTCCCCCAATCCAAAACCCTGTGCGCGCATCCCCCGCGCGAGTGTCACTCGTCTCCGGGATCGCACCGTGCGCCGACCCGGTTGCGAATCTCGATCAGGTGCTGCTCGATGCGCTCGAGCGCTTCGTTGCGCTGACGGAGCCGGCTCATCTCATAGCGCAGTGCCTCGACGATCTCGGCGTCGGTCAACTCGTAGTCCAGTGAGAGCTCGGCGATGGTGTCGCCGGCGGCCCAGCGCGCACCGAGCATGCTCGTCGGGACGCGCGTGCCCTCGATGCAGGGCTGGCCGAACATCACGTCGGGCTTGGTCACGATGGAGCGGGTCACGACCGCTCCTTGACGATCTCGAGCTTCGCGGTCTTGGGCAGCTCGACGCCGCACCACGGACAGAAGATCACGGGAACGTTCTCCGAGAGCTTCCAGCACCACGAACCGGCGAAGCTGTACGTGCTCAGGAGCAATCGCGCGTTCGGGCAGCACGTGTGTGGATGGGGCCGGGTCTGTTTGGTTGCGGCTGACATTCATCGCTCCTGTTCCTGCCGCTCGCTCTCGCTCTGCACAGCCCGCCGCTCGATGGCCTCGCCAATGTCCCGCACGGCTGCTGCGAAGTGCGGGTAGCCGTGCTTGGCCAAGACGCTGGCGGCGCTCTTGAGCTGGCGGGCGTCGTGGTACGGCGTGGGCTGGGGCGGCGGGCGCATGTCAGCCTACTCGGTACATCTCGCCGTCGTTGTCGAAGGCGTATCCAGGCGGTGGGCGGCCTTTGCACAGCTCGTAGACGAGCAGCGTGATTAGCCGGTGCATGGGCTGCGCGACGCCGTTGCGCGGGTCGTCGAGCCAGGCCCACACATCGGCGATGTCCTGCCGACTGAGCGTGGTCACTCGCTCGCCCGCGATGATCCGGTCGATCACGTCTCCCATCTGTCGCTCCTCATCCACGGTCAGCCGCCTTTCGCTCCTCGGCGGCCGCCTTGCGCGCTTGCAGCGGCAGCCACCCGAGACACGCCTTACACGTCACCTCGGCGTTGATGTTGGTGAGGAGCACGTCGGGGTTGCCGCACACGGCTTTGTCATAGCGGTGGTGGCGCTTGTGGACCTTGGGCGGGGCTTTCACGACGCCCTCTCGGTCAGCGCGGGCGGACTGGGCCGACGTGCGCACTCCTCGAACGAGGCGAAGAGCGCAGCCAGGCCGAGCAGGAAGAGCCACTCGAACGGGGTGAGGCGCCAGTAGTGGCGGGTCCAGAAGGTCATGGCTCGCCCCTCCGCACAACGTTGAGTTCGCGCTTGATGTCCGCGACCGTCAGTCCGATGACCGTGTCGTCGCTGTACTTCGCCCAGTGCGGGGACAGCTGGTGCAGGACGGCCGCCAGCACCCGCTCGCGCTCCGCCTTCACGCAGTGCTCGCGGTACTCGGCGACGCGGCGCGCGCCCCAGTCGTTGGGGACGCCCAGCCAGCTCGGCCAGACCTGACGAAACACGGCTTGGTCACGCTCGTTCGGGGCGCTCATTTGCCGCCACCGAATCCCGTAGCGGCCAGCGCCTTCGCGACGAGCCGCCAGATGGGCAGCGACCGGTCATGCGCGAGCACGCTCCCAGAGCGCTCGTTCCAGTCGCGCCCACCCGGCACATCCACGGAGTAGTCGCCGTTGGCCAGGCTGCCGCCGACGTTGGCGACCTCCATGCGGGCGATCTCGTAGCGCTTGTGCTCGAGGCCGTTCGGCCAGAGCTCGACTTTGACGACGATCATGGCTTCCCCAGCTGCGCAAGCGCCCGCCCATACTCGACGCCGCGCGCGAAGCCGTCGCTGAAGCCTTGCCGGTAGGCGTCGTCGGGCTTGTCGGAAGCGGCGGGCTGACCCGCTGTGCTTGCGATCTCCAGTAGCTCAGCGGCGAACCCTGGCGAGACGCGGTCGTCGCGGACGGCCTGCCCGATGACCTTCTCGATCCGCTCAATCGTTCCCTGCGCGATGCCGGCGACCGCGGCGTAATGGGTCGCCGATGGCAGATCAGCCAGGATCCGAATCGCCGACGTGTGCGCCAGCGCGATCCGCAGCTCGGCGGCGCAGCGGGACTTGTCGGGCTTCTGCTGCTTGGCGCGGCGCTCGTCCCAATAGTCCGGCAAGCTCGGGATGTGGGTCGGCGCGTCGGGCTGGGGCTCGGCGGGCGCAAGGACCAGCGGCGCAGCACAGCGAGAAGCGAGGAAGGCTTCCAGCGCTAGCCGTGTGTGCTCGTTCTTCGCGGTGGAGGACGCGTGGTCGAGCCCGGCAGCTCCGTAGACTTCGTTCGCTTCGGCCATCGTGACCGGCGCGCTCGGTGGGCGCACGACCGTCTCGGCCCACTCACTGCCGCCCAGTGTCCTCACCGCGCGGTCGATGGCGCCTGTCAGGATGGCCGTGCGGCTGTCCGGGTACAGCTCCGGGTTGGTCTCCAGGCGGGCCTGGTAAACCTCCTCTTGCTCGCGCTCGGTGAGCGTGAATGGGCCTGGTACAGGCTCCGGGACGTCGTTGGTGATCTTCACGTTCCATCTCCCAGGTTCTTCGCGTCTCACCACGGCAAGTCGTCCGCGGTCCTGCCCAGCGCAGATGAATCGTTGTCTGCATCCGCGCCGGCGATTTCGTTGTCGACGTCCTCGAGCACGAGCGTGCGCATGCGTTCGACCAGCGCGGTGTTCCGCTTCGGCGGCTCCTTCGCGCTCGTCGCTGCCGCGAGACCCTTGCGATTGCCGACGAGGATCACGCCCTTCTTCGCGCGCGTGATGCCCGTGTAGAAGAGCTGCCGAGTGAGCATGTACGTATGCGCGCTGTGCACGACGCAGACGACCCAGGCGAACTCGCTGCCCTGGCTCTTGTGCACGGTGAGCGCGTACGCGAGATCAAGCCTGAGCACGTTGCCGCGGTTGTACTCGACGTGCCGGTCGCCGAAGTTGACGGTCAGCACCTGTCCGACCTGGACGATCTCACCGACCTCCCCGTTGAACACGCCGAGGGCGCCGTTCGTGCCGATCAGGTTGTAGTCATTCTTGGTCTGAATGACCCGGTCACCCTTACGCAGCGTGCGGGCATACTTGGTCTTGTCGCCGAGGATCCACTCATCGTGCTGACCACGGCGCGGATTGAGCTCCTGTTGCAGGTGGATGTTGAGCTCCTCGACGCCGCACGCGGTGGTGCGCTGGGGCGCGAGCACCTGAGCGCTCCGGTACTCATCCATCGTGACGATCTGCGCGACCAGCCGCGCAGCCTCATTGACATCATCGGCCTCGTAAAAGCGGAAGTCGGGGCAGGTACCGAGCTCGAGCGGCTCGCCGGCGAGGACCTTGGGCGCGTTCCTGCAGATCCAACTCTCGGCCGCGGCGCGGTGCACCTGCGTCAGGCGCGCGACCGGAACGAGGCCCGCCTCGACCAGGTCGGCGAGGATGCGCCCGGGGCCCACGCTCGGCAGCTGGTTCGCGTCGCCCACAAAGACGATGCGCGAGTCGGGCGCGATGGCTTCGACCAGCGCGTCGGCGAGCTCGAGGTCGAGCATTGAGCTTTCGTCGATGATGATGCAGTCGTAGGGGAGCGGGTTGGTCGCGTCGTACTCCCAGCCATTGCGGTTCCAACCGAGCAGCCGATGGATGGTGCTCGCCGGTCGCCCCGTGGCCTCGGTCATGCGCTTCGCTGCCTTGCCGGTGGGCGAGGCCAGCACGTAGCTCTGCCGGGCCTGGTCCATACGGTCGAGGGCGACGCGCAAGCAGGTGCTCTTGCCCGTGCCGGGTCCGCCGGTGAGGATGGCAAAGGGCGCGGTGCAGACGAGGTCGACGGCTCGCTCCTGGGAGGGGTCGAGTTCCAAGTTACGCTGCCCTTCCTGCGCTGCGCGCGCGGGTCGCAAACACCTTGGCAAGTCGGCCCTCGGCCTCGGCGAGTTCGGGCAGGTAGATCTTTGTGTCGAGCCGGACCAGCTTCTTGCGCTCGAGCAGGCTGTCGAGCGCGCGCCGCACCAGGCTCTCGTCGGTGATGCCGCAGATCTTCGTCGTGACGACAGAGACGAGCTTCCCCTGCGACCAGAAGCAATGCCCGGCGGCCTTCGCTTCGCCCATCGCGTGGAGCAGCCCGGCAGAGAGGCGAGGTGGCGAGTCCATCTTCATACCCATCTTCAGCGCGACCTGATCGGCACGCTTCCAGCCGAAGCCGTCGACGCACTCCATCAACTCGTAGGGGTTCTGGCTCATGCGCTCTTCGGCGTTCTCGCCCCACTCCTTGATCACGCGCGCGATCTGGTTGTCGGTGAGCCCCCAAGTTTTCAGGCGTACCAGCCGGTCGCGCTCTCCCTTGTGCTCCTTGTAGGCGGCAAGAATCTCGAGCGCGCGACCGGGCGTGACGCCATCGACCACGCAGAGTTGGCCCACGTCGCCGGCGTCGAGCAGCTTCCAGAGCTCATCGACGCCGAACTTCTCGACCAACTGCTCAGCCCGCCGGCGAGAGATCTGGGGCAGCTTCGACGCCAACCAGCCGACGACGCCACTCACATCGCTCGGCAACACCACCGTGCACGAGCGGACCTTGAACTGCGGGCCGTACTTCGGATGCTGGGTGAGGTCGCCTTCGAGCTCGACCGTGTCGCCGGGCTGCGCGCCCACCAGCTTGCCGACGATCGCGACGCTGCCGCCGTCGTGCTTCGTGCGCACCACGCCTGTGCCCCAGAAGTCCGCCGTGCGAACCGTGAAGGACTGCAGCTCACCTTTGATCTTGTCAGCCATGTACTTACCAACTCCCGGCGGTCAGCCGTGCTCTCAGCCTGCGAAGTCGTCCGAACGCAGCGGCTCACCCTGCGTCTCGACGACGCCCTCGGCGCCGTGCTGCGTCTCTTTCTTTTCGGCCGCGCGTGTGACGTCGTCCGCCATCTCGCGGAAGTGCTTCACCTGCTCCGCGAGTGAGATCAGCAGCTCGCGCGGCATGATTTCGCCACGCTCGATGAGCGGCACTGCGTATTGACCGCCCTTGTCCGCCTCGAGAGTGATGCGCACGGCGTACCCGAACAGCGGCACGTCGACCATCTTGCGTGTCTTGGGGTCCTGGCGACGCTTGATGTGGTGCTTCTGCAAGTAGCTCTTGAAGGGCTGCAGCGAAGTCTTTTTGAAGCGAATCATGAACGGGCTGAGCAGGTTGCCAGCGTCGTCGAGTTCGACGCCGATCACGCCGTAGACTGGCGCGCAGTTGCGGACGTTGCGCTCACGGCCGTCCTTGTCGCGCTCCTTGTGCCATTCCGAATCAGGGCACGTCTCGCACTTGCGGACCGTGCCTTCGGCCAGGTGGAGCTGCGGATGCTCAACGCGCAGGGTGCCGTCGATACGGTTGTAGCTTGAGCAGACGCGCACCGTCTCCTGCGTGCTGTTGTCGAAGTAGGCGTAGTCGTTCGTCTTGTGCAGGCTCACGAACACGCAGCGCAGCTCGCGCGCCGTCTTCTCGGTGAGCGTGTCAAAGAATTCGTCGACCTGAAACAGGCCACCCTCGGGCTTTTTCGAGCGCATGTTCCAGACCTTGACCGCAAAGCGAATGTCCTCCGCGTCGATCTCCTCGAGGCCGTCGTTCTCGAAGTTGAAGTCATCGAACACCGCGAGCGCGGCCGCCTCGTCTTGCGGTGCAAGCGCGAGTGCTGCCTGTTCCTTACTCTTGGCCATCATCTGTCTCCTTCTGAGCAGCCCGCTGCTCGATCACTTCGCCGATGTCAGTCGTCCGTACTCAGGTCGGAGTCGTCGAGGTCGAGCCCGCGAAGCGCCGCGTTGAGCTCCTTGGCCGCCTCGCCGCGTAACTCGTACCCATCGGTCAAACACGGGGCCCGATAGGAGCAGCGGTTGCACTTCTCGCTGACCGCCGGCACGAACTTGCCGAAGCGCACCCAGCCGACCACCGTGCGCAGCATCTTTTCAAGCCGCGTGATGTCCTCGGCCGAGCGCTTCACCCGCATCCAAGCGCCGCCCCGCGTCATGCCCTTCTCGTACGAAACCTTGTCACCGGCTTGGCGCGAGCCACCGGTGATGCGCGACCAGTGCTCGAGGTCTTCCGCTCGCTCGATGGTCTTATTGCCCTTGCGCTCGTACGGCACGTAGTCCGCCAGATGCGTCTGATAGATGAGCTCGGGGAATTGCCCGAAGAAGCGCACGCCCTCGGGGATGGGCTCGTCGTGCAGGTTGCGCCGCATAATGCCGCGCAGCGCGATGTGCATGGCTTCGCGGTCACTCGGCGCTCGGCTCAGCAGCGCGATGTCCTCGGCATCCAGCGGGACCACTGTCTTGTCTTTTGCGTCGCGCCACCCTTGCAGCACGTGAGTCGGGAGGAATAGACCGCGCTCGAGCGCCAGGGAGTAGAACCCGCCCTCGTAGCCGTGATCGAGCTCGATCTGGTTTGGCTTGTGCCCGCCGGTTTTCCAGTCGGTCAGCGCGAGCGCCTCGGGGTTCTGCGTCGGGCGGTACACGAGGTCGGTGTGCCCCTCGACGAAGAGATCGCCGAGCTGAGCGATAAAGCCCGACTCGACCAGCTCGACCGCCGCCACGTGCCAGTGGAGCTCGCGAAACAGCCCCTCGCACATCCATGCAATGCTGCTGTGCACGTCGTCCTGCTCAGCCTTGCCGTACCAGGCAACCTGCTTGCCTTGAACCACGCGCTCAAACTCCTGCAGGACCACGGACCGCACCTGGTCGATGGACGGTGTACCCGTGCCGGCGAGCACAGCCTTGAGCGTGTTGGGGTTGCGCAGTGCGCGCGCGATGGTCTCGTGTCCCGCGGTGCCGAACTCGGTCTTTCCCGACAACGTGTCGCGCTGTTCGCCGCTGACTTCGCGCAAGCGGTCGCGCCGAAACTGCTCGGTGCAGCTGAACTCGCCGAGGAGCGAGCTCATGTGACTCTTGTGCGCCGGGTCGTCGAGCGTGCCGTACTTGCGGTGGTCCCAACGCGGCGTGAGCGTCTTGGCGCGCTCCTGTGGCGCGAGCGGCAGCTTGTGCGCGGGGCTCGTCATCGGCACGCCTCCAGACACTCAGAGTAGTGCCCGTCGGACACGGCCGGATCGGTGGCGGCGTCGAGCTCGGCGATGCAGTGGGCGACAGCGCCCTGGGCGGGCGGCACACCGTGGTGGGCGAGGCTGATCGCGACCGAGCACGCCTGGTCGAGGTGCGCATACGGGTCGTCACGCCCGTTGTACGCGACGTGCCAGAGCTCGTTGCGGAATGAAACTTCAGCGCGCCCGAAACTACCGGCGAAGGTGAGTAGGTGAGCCATGCGACAAGCGTATACGTAAACCGTATGCGCGTGCAAGGCAGAGGCTTGCGCTTTGTGAGTGCGCTTCTAGGCGGACCGGCGGCGTGAGCTCATAGGGGGTCTCGTCGCACGATGCAGAGGCTTCACGCCACCGACGTAGCGAAACCCGTAGGAACGGACGCGCGAGCGGACGGCTGCCTCAGTTGGCTGCCGCCCGAGCTCGCGCCCCACCATCGCTCGGCAGGCCGCGGTCGCGATTGCGTCGTCGCTCACCCCCGGCCCGATCACGATCCGTCCGTGTCGTGTTAGGCGAAGATGCCCGCACTCGTCTGAGCGTGACACCCACAGCCTCGCGAATTTCGCCAGCTCCAGCGCGGTGAGCTCCACATTCCCCCCGGGGGTTAGGTGCTCACCGTACAGACCCATCTGAGGTGGCGACAAGGGCGCCAAATTCTTTGCGGGTCACCTGTAGCGCGGCTGCCTCTGTGGAGCGGGCTTGTGCGGAGGCTTCGCACGCTTCTTTTTGAACTCTTCGCTCTTCGCTTCTACTGGTTCGTACGCTTTTTCGAGCTGTTTCTCGACGCGCTTGGCCAGCTCTCGGTTCTCCGCAAGCTCCTCTGCATACCTGGACGGCTTGAGCTTATTGCGGAGCAGGAACAGGTACGTCTCGTAAAAATCAGGCTCCGGCTCGAGATTGATGGGAGGCAAGGTGTCCCTGAGATTGGTCATCTCCAGCTCGGTGATGTCCTTGGGAGCAATGGGACTGTTCAGGAACTCCTCGAGCGCCTCCGCGCATCGGTCGCGATGGATCGTCATCTCCGACTGCTTGTCGAGATGCCCTTTGGGCAGTCCAAGCACCCGTTCGACCTCGCGACGATTGCGCGCCGCCACGGCCGTCTTTCCGTTGAAGGCTCCCTTGCCGCTGCACCAGTCAGAGACGGTTGCCTGGCGGATGCCCATCTTGCGCGCGAGCTTTGCTTTATCGAGCCCCAACCGGTCGAGCTCGACCTCGAGGTATTGCCCCGGAGTCAGAATCATCTCGGCGTAGTCTGCGGGCCGCACATACACCACGTCCATATACGGTTATCGCATATCACGGCGGGGACCGTCGAGCGTTCGCGGATTGCTTTTCATACGGAAAGCGCATACGTTTTTCGTGATGGACTTTCCGACGTGGCTAAAACAGCAACCGCACGGCGCACTTACGCGGGTGTGGCGAGACAGCGGCGTCTCCTGGCACAGCGTCAATCGCGCGAAGCGACACAAGGTCGGCCTCAAGGTCGCTGTGCTGATTTCGCGCGCGACGGGCGGCGCTGTTTCTGTCGCTGAGCTGACGGACTGCGATGCGCTCGATAGCGAGCCTCGCCGCGTCGCCTGATCGCGCCCTCTTTTCTTGATGTGACGACAACCACGGAAGCCGGGGGGCACACCGTGACACAGACACTCGTCTCCGTCTCACACTCAGGTTTGCGCGCGTCCAGAGTGGGCTTGCCCGCTTACTGCGCGCGTGTGGTCAGCAGCTCGCAGGCGCGTGGCGTCTCACCTCCCGGGAGCGCGCCGTCTGCGAGCTGCTGTCTTTACGCTGGGCGCAAGCCATGACGACTGAGATTTCGCTCGGCGTCGCTCTCCTGATCGCGATGGTTGGATTCGCGGTCGGTGTCGCCCTCGGGACGAGCACGACGAATGGCTCCTGGGTCGACGCCGCAGAGAACGGCTGTCGCCGATGCGTTCGCGGGCGCCTGTTCCACGTCTACGACGACAAGGACGCCCGCCAGCGCAGCCACATCCTCAGGATGCTGGCGAGGGATCGCGATGCGTGACGCCCGCCCCATCAGCCTCGGTGACGCGGTGGTGCTGGTTGACGCCGCGCGCCGCCCGCTGCGCCGTCGCGGGCGCGTGCTGCGCGGCATGGTCCTGTCCATCGACGACTGGGGCGTTGCGCTGGTGTCGCTGCCGCGCCTGGGCGAGCAGACGCACTGGAGCGTGCGGTATCTGCGCCGCTGTCCCGCCCTCGCCTACTGCCGGCCGGTGCGGCTGGCTCCGGGGGCAGCATGACGCCCGTCGCCGACGTGGCTCTTCGGGTGGGCGCCCGCATTCGCGAGCTGCGCCTCGACGCCGAGTTGACGCAGCGACAGCTCGCTAAGCGGATTGACACCCACCGCCCGATCATGAGTCGCATCGAGCGAGGACTGCACCAGACCGACCTGCGCACCATCGCGCTCATCGCGGACGTGCTCGAGCTCGATGTGGCCACGGTGCTGGTGTGTCTGGACGACCCCTGGATCGAAGCCGGCTGCGAAGCCGGCCGGTTCCTAGAAACCCAACCCAACCGACCGGCTATGTAAGGAACAACGACATGCAGACTACCAGCGTCGAGAAGTTGCCGTGCAGGCTCAGTCCACACGAAAAGATGCTCAAGTGCGATCAGATGGCCGCCAAGCACGGCGAGATCGGACAGCTCGAGGAGGCCAAAAAGTCTACGACCTCGAGCTTCAACGCGAGCATCAAGCAGAAGAAGACCGAGGTCACACAGCTTGCCGAGGAGATTCGCTCCGGCGAGGAGCTGCGACCCGTCGAGTGCATCGAGAAGCCTCGCTACCAAGACATGATGGTCGACCTCGTTCGCCTCGACACCGGCGCGGTGGTGAGCAACCGCCCGATGCACCCCGCGGAGCGCCAGTCCGCGCTCGAGCTCGGCGATGCACCACGTACGACGTCGGCGCAGCCACGCAGGAGTAAGACCAAGGTCACGCACGGATTTGTACGCGAAATCAAAGCGCCGCCTGAAGGCGAACCAGCCGACGAGACGCACTGAGTGCCCGAAGCGTCGTCCGACAACGAGCTGGCACTGACCAGCGAGCAGGTCGCGGAGCTCACCAAAGGCTCTGCGATCTCGCCCCACGTGCTGCTGTCTGCGCGGCTTTACAGCCTAGATGACGCTCGCGCGGCGGCAAAGCTCCTCGGACGCGCCCCTAAGTACTGGGAGGGACACCTTCCCGTTATCGTCTACCCTTACTATCTCCCATTCCATCGCGATCCGGTGCGGTACCGCGGCAAGCCCTTCAAGCCGTTCGAGAACGCGCGGGAGGACGGCTCAGTTGCGCTGCAGAAATACGTCGAAGCCAAGGGCTCGCCCGTGCACCTGTACTTTGGGCCGTCCCTACTTGAAGGACGCGCGCTCAAAGACACCACGATCCCGCTCTGGCTCACCGAGGGCGAAAAGAAGTGTCTCTCAGCGGAGAGCCACGGCCTTGTGTGCCTCGCAGTCAGTGGCGTGAACCAGTGGCACGAGAAGGGTCAAAAGACGCTCCATCCTGACTTCGCGCATGTCGCACTCGAGGGACGCGACATCATGATCGCGTTCGATCGCGATGCGCTTACCAACAGGCTGGTGCGTGACCAGGAGTTGGCTCTCGGCCGTGCGCTGATGGGCGCCGGGGCACGCGTGTTCGTCGTGCGCTTCCCCGAGGATGCGCCGAAGCTCGACGACTTTCTCGCTCGGCATGAGCTGTCCGAGCTCGGTGCGCTGGTGGCGGACGCCAAAAAGCATGGCGAGGTCGCCAAGGAGACGCGCGTCTCCGGTGCGCCTGCGCCGGCCACGGAGCTGACAGATCTTGCGAACGCCGAGCGCCTCGCGCGCCAGCACGGCGAAGAGTTGCGCTACTGCGAGCAGACGTCGACCTGGTACGCGTGGACCGGCAAGCGCTGGGAGCGTGACCACACACAGATCGTCGTGCGTCGGGCGATGGCGACAGTGCGCAGCATCTACGGGGAGGCGGATGCCGTGGGAGACGAGGATGCGCGCAACGCCATGCGGGCGCACGCTCGACGTTCCGAAGGCCAGGGCCGCATCGTCGCCATCGTCAAGCTTGCCGGCGCGCTGCGCTCGCTCGCGGTCAGCCTCGAGCGCTTCGACGCAGACCCGTGGCTGCTCAACTGCGAGAACGGCACGGTCGACTTGCGCACGGGCCAGTTGCTCGAGCACGAGCGCAGCCGCTTCATCACCAAGCTCGCGCCAGTGCACTTCGACCCCGAGGCCCGACACGAGCGGTGGGACATGTTTCTCGAGCACGTTACCGACGGCAGCGCCGAGGTTGCGGACTTTCTCGCTCGCGCAGTCGGCTACTCGCTCACTGGCGACACACGCGAGGACAAACTGTTCTTCATCTTCGGGCCACCAGGTCGCGGCAAGAGCACCTTCGTGGGCGCCATCGAGGCCGCGCTCGGCGAGTATGCACGCTCGGCGGACATGTCTACGTTCATGGCGTCCCCGCACCAAGGCGGAGGTGATCGGCCGCGTCCTGACCTCGTGCGGCTGGCGGGCGCACGCATCTGTGTCTGCAAGGAGATCGACGCGGGCGCGAAGCTGGCCGAAGGGCTGGTCAAGACGATCACCGGCGGCGACGTCATCACGGTGCGCGACCTGCACTCGAAGCCGCTCGAGCTCCGGCCGACCTTCAAGCTCTGGCTCGTCGCCAACGACCCGCCCACCATCCGGAGCGACGACGCCGGCATGTGGCGGCGCATGGTGCGCGTCCCGTTCACCCGGCCTGTCGACAACCCCGAGCAGGGCTTCCGTGATGCGCTCAGTAGCGAGCCCGAGCTCCGCACGGCGGTGCTGGCCTGGGCCGTGCGCGGCGTGCGGGCCTGGCTCGAGGGCGGCCTGCGCATCCCCCTCTCGGTGGTCGAGTCGACCGCGGACTATCGGGCCGAGATGGATCCGGCCGGCGAGTTCTTCGAGCGACACTGTGTCTTTGAGGAAGATACGCGCTGCGCTCGCAAGGAACTGCGCAAGGCGTACGAGGAGTGGTGCAAGGACGATGGGCACCAACCGCTCGGGGCCCGGCGCTTTTCGGCAGCGCTGCGCGAACGGGTGCGCGAGCTCGGCTTTGACGAGACGATCCTCGAGGTCAACATCCGAGTCGACCACCGGTTCGTCGACGGCTGGCGCTACGTCCGGCTGGTGACCGACCTAGAGCGCTCGATGGAGCGTGCGGAGCGAGCATGGGGGCGCCGGCCGAAGGTACATGGAGAGCCGGCTGTGGGGACCGTGGGGGCCGTGGGGAGTTTCAAAGTATTTCCCACATGTGCGGGCGCGACGATCAATGGTCCTCCCGCTAGCGCTATTTACCCTAGTCCCCACAGTCCCCACGGTCCCCACAGACCAGGCAATGAACAGTCAGATCACCGATCTAACTGTGGGGACTTTAGTGGGGACTGTGGGGAGAAAGAAGAAAAAGAAGAGGAAAACAAGCCAAATGGCGGTGGTCGGGGGCACAAATGGCTGCTCTGAGTGTCCACGCCGAGGCTCTCGCGCTGTTCGATTGGTGCACCGACGAGGGTGTGACGCTGTCGTTACATGACGGTGGTCGCCTGCTCGTTACCGCCGAACACGTGCCCGAAGCGCTGTGCGACCGCCTGAGCGCGTTCTGTGGCGTGCACGAGGGCCGCGAGGGGCTGCTGACGTACCGAGCGCTCCGAGACATCGTCCGCGCTCCCTCGAGGGCGGCACGCGAGCTCCTGACGCTCGCCGTAGGGCAGGTGGTCGGCTTGCCCGTCCCGTTCATCGTCACGTTCATGCGCGGCGACCAGCGCTGCGTCTGCTCGACCTCGAGGGAGGGTTACCAGCGTGCCGTTCGGGAGGGGCACCCCGCTTTCGTGCTGCGCGAGCTCGAAGTCGCCGCTCTGGTGGTCGAGCAGGGCCGAGCCTCCCCGCGCGACCTCGACCTGTGGCTGTTGGCCAAGCAGCGCGGCGACTGGCGGCTCACGCCCGAGTTCGCGGGCGCACTCGAGGCACCCACCGTGCAAGCAGGCCTGCAACCCGCGATCACCTTCGGCGACCTGTTCGATGCGCTCGGCGCCGAGATCGCCGACGTCGAGCTGCCGGCGACGGAGGCCGCATGAGGCGCTTCGCGAACCCGGCGCAGGTCACGTTCGACTGGGGCTTCGCCTCGAGGCTGCCGTTCTGCGAGCCGCGCACCGAGCTGGGCATCGCTGCAACACCCGCAACGCCTCCAACGCTCGGAGCGGCTGCAACGCTTGCAGCACCTGCAACGCGCGCCAAGAAGAAGAAGCGCGAGAAGCTGGCGCCCTCCCCCGTCGCCCTCGAGTGCGCGGTGCTGGGCATCGACCCCGGCGAGTTGAGTGGGTTCTCCATCTGGCAGCGCGGCCGGCTGGTGGAGTTCGGCGAGGTCGACGTCTTCAGCACCGCGCCGACCGCCGTGCTCGAGCGCTTCGTCGCCCTTGAGGGCCCGCACGTGCTGGTGGTCGAGCGCCCGTTCCGGGTGAAGTACCAAAACCAGACGGGCATCGGCACTGCCGACAAGATGTGGCGCGAGCTCGCCAAGAGGCTCCGTGTTCCACGTTGGCGGACCGTGCGCGTCTACCCACCGACCTGGCGCGCCCGGCAGCTGCCCAAGGGGTTCGCCTCGGCCAAGCGCGAGAAGGTGCGGCTCGAGGAGCGGTTCGTCGCCGAGCTGGTCGTGCTCGATCAGCTCGGCGCCCAGCAACTGCCCGATCTCGGCGACGAGAGCGCGCCGGCAGTGCTCATCGGCCGCTGGGGTGTGTACGCCGGCGAGGTGCAAAAGGTGCTGCCCAAGGGGCGCGGCAGGAAGAAGGCGAGGGTCTAGACCATGGGCGGAGCATCGTACGGAGTGATCTGCGGAATGCTGTACGTCGACCGGTTCAGTCAGACGGTGCGTTGCTACTCGCGCGGCCATCTGCGCTACGGCGGGCGCTGTCGGGAGCACGACGAGCTGCCGGGTCGCCTCGCAAGCGGGCGCTTTGTCTGCGGGTGGCAGCGCTCGGACGGCGCGCCGCACTGTCAAAACCCGGTGCACATCCAGGGCCGGCGCTGTCACATCCATGCGCCGAGTCAGGTTCAGGAGCGCGAGCAGCGGCAGCGGGCGGAGTTCGAGGAAGCGCTTGCACGCAAGGTCAGGCAGCTTGGGCGTGTTGAGCGGGAGATCGTCAGGCTGCGGGGCGAGATCCAGAGGCTGGGTGGTGGGGCGGAGCGGGAGGCGGCCGAATGACCAACCCCAACGCCCGCTACATCCTGATCGTCTTGCTGGTGCTCGTCGTCCTCGCGCACTTCGCGGGCGGCTTGTCGCTGATGTACAGCGGCTCACTCGGCACCGTGCTGTTGGTGCTGTTGGTGCTGGTGCTGCTGGGGGTGCTGTGAGCTGGCCGATGAAGTTTACGCGCGCTGCTCTCAAGCTCGAGCCGCGTGATGCGTGGGTCGGGTTGTTCTGGGACAAGCGCCGCTTTTGCGGAAGGGACTCGTTTCACATCTACGTCTGCCCGGTGCCCTTCGTCGTGTTGCACGTCGAGTTCACCGGGAAGCGAGGGGAAGAGCCATGAAAGAAGCTGTCAATCACACCGACCCGGTCAACAACGTGCCAGGCCCGACCGACGAGGCGAAGGGAGATCCGGGCTTTCTGCTCCAAGCGGCACGGCGCATCGAAGGCGAGCTCGAGAAGTTTGTGCTGGAGGCCGACGACGGCGATGAGCCTGACGAGGACGCGCCCGAGAGCCCGCCGGCGACTGAGCCCGCGGGTTGATCATGACCGCCCGCCCCCGCATCGAGTCGCCCACCGCCCGCGAAAGCCTCGCCTTCGTGGCCGCGGCCTCCATCCCCGGCAGCATCGAGGCGCGGCTTGTCTACCAGTGCACCTGTGCAGCGCGCGCAGCCGTGAGCAGGCGTGGGCGCATGTGGAAGCCCGACCAGCTCGAGGGCTGGCTGGGTGTCTTGTGTCTGAGCTGTCCGGCGCATGGGCGGCTGCTCGAGCGGCATGTGGCGCGCGTGCGCTCGCCTGAGGACTCGGGGGTGAGGCGACTTGGAGAGCCGCATACGCCGGTGATGCATGAGTTGAGGCGGCGGTCGCTGTTTGTGCGGGTGGCGTACGTGGTTCGTGGGTGGCTCGGGGAGTGGTGAGGATAAGGGAGGTACGAGCGATGCAAAGCCGATCATCAGGGCAGCCGATGGCATCAGGCGGCGAAGACTTTTCTGCGCGACTGATCAGGGTGACGCAGCACGAGGGGAGTCTGCTGGAATCCGGCGACTTCGTGTACGAGGTCGTCCACCCGTCGCCGGAGACGACGAAGTACAACAAGTTGCGTGTGCATTCAGTTGATGGTGGCACCGTGAAAGCCACGCGCGCTGACGGGCCACCCGAGAGGCCTCGGGTGCTGCGTTTCGCTTCCCTCATGGTGGAAAAGAAAGACGAACCGATGAGCCGGCCGAAACCGATCGCGTTGGCGAGCAACGTTAGCCTCGTGGCGCCGAGCGCGGCGCCGCCGTCGCAAGTTGACTACCGAGCGTTTAGCGAGATGGGGCAGAGCATGCTCGATGCCATCGAGCGCGACATCCAAACACTACAAGCGCGCAGCGCTGGGTTGCACGAGAAGCTCGACGAATGCAGCAACATGAGCCGCCGCCGGATCGAACAGCTCGAGGCTGATTTAGTGCGCGCACGCAAGACGTACGACGACGCTCGCGCGCTCGTCGCGCTCGAGATCGATGATCTAGTCAAACAGATCGACGACGCGGTCGAGCGGAGGGCGTGGTTGCGCAGCATGCCGGGGGCTGTGAAATGAAACCGGGGGGCAGCTGATGTCTGATGAAAGTACAAGCGACGAGTTCAACACGATCGTGCAGTACAGCGTGGCGGGTGGCTTCGAAGAAGCCCCGTGTGTGGAGTGGGCAAAGGGCATGTATGAGGCTAGCTGGCTTGCCGCGCTGGGAGTGGCGACACTCGCAGAAGAAGAGGACGGTCCCCAAATCCAAGGGCAGGTGGTCATTCACTATCGCTCAGAGAAAGCGCCGGGCGTTTGGTACGCCATCGTCAAATTCGAGGGCGTGAACCGGTGCGAGTGGATCGCTGTCAAAACGCGCTCTGACCTGATGGCGCTGCGCATCGCACTAGCGCCGCTCGTTCAAGTGCAGTGGGCCAACGAGGTTGTTCCTTTCGTCATGCAAACCTTCAGGCGAGCTTTCGAGGCCTGGCACGGGCACGCGCCTCATACCTGGTGTCCCGGCTGCGACAGGGAGGCCGCACAGGAGAAGTTTAGGCACGAGCGCGAGCGTAGCCAAAGGCTGGGCAAGCCATGACGTCCGTGAGACTGCTCGGCAGCATCGTGTACGTGCTCAAGCGCATGGACGCGACCTTGCCAACGTCGGAGATGATCGAGCGTGTGCGATCGGGACGGGCGAGCGCCGATGAGTTGCGAGCCGTTGGCGATGCCCTCGCCAAGCTACGGCGGGCTGTAGCTCTGGGGCTGGACGCTGCTGCCGTGGCGATGGAGGTCGGCCCGTCGTGAGAGCGCCCGAGCAAGAGGCGATCCCCCCTCCAACAGTGCTGGGGGTCCCAAGGCCGGGGGGCGTCAAGAGTCTGACAAGGGTTTTCTGACAGTAAAATCGTCGCTGGACTAAACAATGCGCAGTAAAGCCGTTCTCACTGCAACGCCGCCCGCGCCGCCCGTGTACCGGAGCGAGGGACAGCGGCTGCTTTGCGAGCACGCGACGGCGGCCGGCGTGATCGCGCGCGAGCTCGGCGTCATCAAGCAGGTGGTGAGCAACTGGCGCGTCGGCGCGAACATCCCGAGCGACACGCAGCGCGAGCGCCTGGCCGAGCTGTACGCGATCCCCGTCGCCAGCTGGGAGCGTGTGCCGCGCGGTGCGCTCCCACCGGTCACCGAGGAGCGTACGTCGCGTAAGCAGGTCCGCCTCGAGCCTGAGCCCGACGATAACGCATCGGGCGGCGAGCCCTCGGTGCTCGACGACTGCCTGACACAGCTCGCCTGGCTCAGGGCGCAGATGAAGCGGGACGACATCCTCGCCCGCGAAAAGCTCCAGCTCAACGACGCGTTCCGTAAGGCGCTACGCGACAAGGCCCGCTACCAGCTCGACGCCGAGAACAGCGAGAACCGCATGGTGAGAAACCACCCGGCCTGGCAGCGCTTCAGGTCGCGCCTGCTCGCCATCCTGCGCCGTCACCCGGAGGCGGCACGCGAGGTGGCCGACCTGATCACGGACCTGTTTGGCGAGGAGCATGGCCGCTAGATGCCCACGACCTCGAACGCGCACGAGACACAGAAGCGCATGGGCCGGCCGCGCAAGGGCACGGTGAGCCCCAACGAGCGCCTGAGCATCGTGTCCGACCTCTACCACTACCTGGTGCCCGAGCTCGCCGCCGCGCGTGGTCTGCAGTTCCCCTCGCCCCACTACCAGCACGACCCGGTGGCATTCGCCCGCGAGGTCCTCGGCGTCGAGCCGTGGAGTAAGCAGATCGAGATCCTCGAGGCGGTGCGCGACAACATGCGCGTCGCGGTGCGCTCGGGCCACAAGATCGGCAAGAGCAACTGTGCTGCCATCCTCGCCCTGTGGTTTTACTGCTCGTGGGAGAACGCGCGCGTGGTGATGACCTCCACGACCAGCCGGCAGGTCGACGAGATCCTGTGGCGCGAGATCCGCATGATGCGCGCCACGTCGGGCAAGTGCGTGGCGTGCAAGGCGGCCGAGGCCAAGGACCGGGGCCTACGCGTCGCCCGCCCCTGCCCGCACTCGACGCTCATCCTCGGCGACCTGGCCGAGACGGCGCGCTCAGGCTTCAAGGCGCTGGGCGACGACTTTCGCGAGATCGTCGGCTTCACGGCCAAGCAAGCCGAGGCGGTCGCCGGCATCTCGGGCGCGCACGTGCTCTACCTCGGCGACGAGGCCAGCGGCATCGCAGAACTCATTTTCAACGCGATCGAGGGCAACCGCGCCGGCAACGCGCGGCTCGTGCTGTTCTCGAACCCGACGCAAAACCAGGGCACGTTTTACGACGCGTTCAACAGCAAGAGCCGCTTCTGGAAGACGCTCACCGTGAGCTCCGAGGAGACGCCCAACGTCATGAGCGGGCAAGCGCTCGTGCCTGGCCTCGCAACGCGAGAGTGGGTCGAGGAGAAGAAAGACGAGTGGGGCGAGAAGAGCCCGCTTTACGTCGTGCGCGTCAAGGGCCTCCACGCTGAGCACGAGCAGGGCAAGATCTTCTCGGTCCACGCCATCGGCCAGGCCGAGGCCAGGTGGCAGGATGCGCCGGCGGAGGGGCGCCTCTACATCGGCTGCGACCCCGCGGGCGAGTCCGGCTCCGGCGACGACACCGTGTTTGCGATCCGGCGCGGCCTACGCGTGCTCGAGCTCGTGCCGCGGCAGGGGTTGAACGAGGCGCAGCATCTGTCGCTGCTGCTCATGCTGATCAGCAAACACAAGCTCCCGCGCGAGACGCCCGTGGCGGTGGTCGACAGTGAGGGCAGCGTCGGCGCCAAAGTGTGGAGCGCGATTCGTGGCTATGCCGAGGACCATCCCGGCGCGTTCGAGGCCGTGCGCGTTCGAGCGTCCGACAAGAGCATGCGCCAGCCCGAGATCTACGATCGCATGCGCGACGCGCTCACGGCATCGCTTGCCGCGTGGTTCGAGGCAGGGGGCGCCATTCCGTCGGACGTCAAGCTCGCCAAGGAACTGCACACGATGGAGTGGAAGCAGCGGGCCGACGGCAAGCAGAAGGTCACGGACAAGCTCACCGTGCGCAAGCTGATCGGCCGCTCGCCCGATCGCTATGACGCGATCTGCCTGTGCTGCTGGGAGCCGCTGAGTCTGCGGGAGACCTACGCCGACAACGACAACGGCCAGCAGGCCGCCGCCGTCGACTACTACAGCGCGCGCGCCGGCGGGCTCGACCCGTACGCTGGCGCGGCGGCCTGGGAGCGGCGGTGACCAGCGCAGGCCGGCGCTACTTGCTCGCAATCCTGCAGATCATGCCGGCGCGCGAGGTCGCGCTGCGCTGCCACGTGAGCGAGATGTCCGTGAGCCGCTGGCGTGCCGGGGTGCTCGTGCCGTCCCCGTGCGCGCGCCGTCTGCTGGAGCTTCATTGCGGGATCCCCGCCGCGCTGTGGACGCAAGCCGTCCAGCGTCCAGCGATGCGCACAGAGCGGCACTAACTCACGGTCCAAAACGCGGACGCCTTGAATGGCGCCGTGGCAGTGGGCGACATACTCAGGCGCGCGACGTCGGCGCTACTCGGCATCTCGGCGTACGAGAGACCAAGCGGCGACTTTACCGGCGGGCACGTGAGCGAGGCGATTGTCGACCGACTCCGGCGCTCGCTCGGCGGGCAGCTGCAGCCGTTGCCCCAGTCGATCACGCGCTGGTACATGAGCGACCTCGAGACGGCCGAGCTCGCCGCCGACAACGGGGACTTGAGCTGGGCCGCCAAGATCATGCGCTCGGCGCGCAAGGACGGCGTGCTCGCTGGCGTGCTGTCGACGCGCACGGGCGGCCTGGTGCGTCTGCCGAAGAGCTTCCGCGGGCCAGCCGATCAGATTGCGGCGCTCGAGCTCGGCCACGACAACGTGCGCTCTGCGTTTGACGAGATGTTCCCCCCTGCCGAGCTCGCGCTGCTTGCCGCGGACGGGGAGCTTCTCGGCGTCGGCGTGGCCGAGCTTGTGCCTGTCGAGGGCCGGCCGCACCCGGTGCTCGTCCGGCTCGATCCGGCGTTCCTGCAGTACCGGTGGAGTGAGAACCGCTGGTACTTCATCAGCGTCGGCGGCCCCATCCCGATCACGCCGGGTGATGGCCGCTGGATCTTACACGTGCCCGGCGGCCGCATGACGCCGTGGCAACACGGCCTGTGGCGCTGCATTGGGCGCGCGTTCGTGCGCAAGGAGCACGCGGCGCTGCACAAAGACAACTGGGAGGCGAAGCTCGCCAACCCGGCGCGCGTGGCCATCTCGCCGCAAGGGGCGGGTGAAGCGCAGAAGCAAGGCCACTTCGAGAACGTGCTGCGGTGGGGCATCAACACCGTCTTTGGTCTCACCCCCGGCTACGACATCAAGCTGATCGAGTCCAACGGCCGAGGGTACGATTCGTTCTGTAAGACGATCGCCGATCAGAACTCGGAGATGATCATTGCAGTCGCGGGGCAGACCGTGACCACGGACGGCGGCGCGGGCTTTCAGAACTCGGACATCCACAAGAGCATTCGAGCCGACCTGATCAAAGCCACGGCGGACGGCCTCGCGTTCACGATCAACACGCAGGGGATCCCGCCTTGGGTGCTCGACACGTTCGGCGAGTCCGCGCTCGATGAGTGCGCCGTGGTGGAGTGGGACGTCACACCACCCAAAGATCGCAACGCGGGCGCGCAGTCGCTGCTCACGGCGGCACAGGCGATCACGCAGCTCACGGAGGCGCTCGCCGCCCACGGCGTCCAGCTGGACATCGCGAAGGTTTGTCAGCAGTTCGGCGTCCCCGTCGAGGGCGACCAGAACGGCGACGGCCAGGCCGACATCAAGGTAGCGCTGGTCGAACCGCAGCCCGCCAACATCGAGCGGGAGGCCGCATGAGCGCGCTTCACAAATACGAGCGCCTCGGCTTGCTCGCGATCAACCCGCGCGCGTTCACGGTGACGTTTCGCGAGGCGCCCAAAGACCCCGCGAAGGTGATCGGCAACGCCGCGATCGTGACGGTGCGCGGACCACTCGAGCAACGCGCCGGCTTTTGGTGCGACTCGTACGAGGGCATCCGCGAACGCGTCGAGGCCGCGTGCGCGTCGCCCGCCAAGCACGTGGTGCTGCGTATCGACTCACCCGGAGGTGAGGTCTATGGAATGCTCGACACGGCGCGTTCGATACGCAAGCGTGTCGAGGCGGCCGGCAAGACGCTCACGGCATACGTGGACGGCGAAGCTTGCAGCGCCGCATACGCGCTCGCGTGTGTCGCCGCGCGCATCGTGGTGGCGCAGTCTGCTTTCGTGGGCTCGATCGGTATCATCGAGTCGCGCATTGATGCGACGCGCTTGGATGCAGCGAGCGGCATTAGCTACGCGCTCACGACCAGCGGCGATCGCAAGGCAGACCGTCACCCGCACGAGCCGCTGACCGAGGCCGAGCTGGCCAGCGCGCAGCAGCGCGTCGACTCGCTTGCCGCCGTGTTCTTCGAGCTCGTCGCCGAGTTCCGGCCGCCCACGGCCGAGGCAATCCGGGGCCTACAGGCCGAGGTGTTTCACGGGGACGCGGCCATTGCCGCCGGCCTCGCGGATCAAGTGATGTCTTTTGATGATCTGCTCGCCCAACTTGCGAGCGGTGAGGAGCCAGCCATGGGAGCGAGAGCAGAAACACCGAGCGCCGAGGCCCCCAAGGCTGGCGAGGATCTAGACGCTGCGCGCGCTGCGCTGGAGAAGGCTGCCGGGAGTGACGACAAGGACGACGCCGCCAAGGCCAAGAAGGCCCTCGCCGCGCTCGATGCCGCCGATGGCGGTGACGACGACGAGGAGAGCGGGGACGACAAGGCCGAGGACGAGGAGCCCGACGAGGACGACGAAAAGAAGAAGGGCGACGAGCCCGAGGCTGCGCGCGCGGCCTCGACGGACACAGCGCTCGCCGCGCAGGTACAGGCGCTGTCCGCCAAGCTGTCCAAGTATGAAAACGAGCGGGTGGCCGAGGAGCGCAAGGCGCTGTTCGCCTCACGGCCGGACCTCGCGCCCGAGCTCGTGACGGCGCTCGCCGACACGCCGATCGCGAAGGTGAAGAAGATCATCGGCGCGATCAAGCCGAGCAAGGCCAACGCGCGCGGCGCGTCCGTGACGCCGGGTGCCGTGCGCGGTGCTGGGCAGGGTGACGGTGAGCCCGTCCCGAGCGAGCGCTCGGCTGAGCTGGACGCAGCGTTCAGCGGTCGCGTCGGCGGCGCGATCACGAAGGCCGGCAACAAGAAATCGTTCGGCGTGCTGTCGCCTGAGGCGGCACGTGCTGCGGTGCTCAAGTCGGCCGCTGCCTCGAAAGGAGCTGTGTAAATGACCGCCCTCGTCCGCTCGCGTCAGTCCTCTCACGAGCGCTGGACGCACCACCTGTTCCCGCTCACGGCCACGACCAAGGCGTTCAAGAATGGCCGCGCCGTGATCGACCTGTCGACGGGCAAGGTCCGGCCCGCGGCGGCCGGTCAAGGTCTGCTGCACATCGGCAAGTTCGACGAGGACATCGACGCTTCGAGCGTCGAGAAGCCGGTCAACGTCAACCTCGAAATCGAGATCGAAGTCGAGTGGCTCGAGAACGACACGGCGTCTCCCGTGCTCCTCACGCAGCGCGGACAGCTCTGCTACCTGCTCGACGATCAGACGGTCACGTCTGCGGCCGCCGGCCTCGCTGTCGCCGGTCGCGTGTGGGACGTCGACTCGGTCAAGGGCGTTGCTGTCCAAAAGCTCGCCCAGGTGTTCGGCGGCGCCTCGAACGGCACGTCTCCCGCCTACGCGTCCGGCGACCTGATCATCCCGGCCGGCCAACCATCCGATCAGGTGTTCGATGTGCCGACCACCACCGGCGCGAGCACGGTCACGCTGCCCGCTGCTGCGAAGGATGGCACCCGCCTCTACTTCGTGGCCGACGGCGTCAAGAACGCCCACACGGTCCAGTACCGCGACGCGGCCGGCGCCGTGAACCTCACGACGGCACTTACGGCGAGCAAGCGCCACCTGGTGATCGCCGTGTCTCTCAACGGCAAGTGGTCCGCCAACGCATACGTGAGCCCGTGACAAGGGCGTCCGCTGGAAAGGGTAGGTCTGCACAATGGGCGCTCTAACACCATCGTTTCTGCTCGACCTTGAGTCGAGGATGGAAATCCTCACCGAGTCCGAATACTCACGGCTCACCGCCGAGATGTGGTGGCAGTCGATCACGCGGACGCGGACCACGGGCGCGCGACGCGACATCATCACCTGGCTGCTGTCCACCGCTCAGATCAAAGATCAGGGCAAGGGCGGGAACATCGCCTTCGACGACCTCGTGTCCACTTACACCGAGCTCGAGGTCCGTGCGGCAGGCGCTGGTCTCAAGCTCAGCCGCTTCCAGCTGGAGGACACGGACGGCGGCGGGATCGATCTCGCGGCGGCGTGGTCGACAGATATCGGCGCGTACATGTCGTATTGGCCGCAAGAGCAGGTCGCCAACCTCCTCAAGACGGCGCACACGGCCGCCGTCACAGGGTACGATCAAAAGCCCTTCTTCGCGACGAACCACCCGGTCAACCCGTTCAAAGACAGCGCCGGCACGTACAGCAACCTGCTCACCGGAGCGGGCTACGCGATCGACGACACGGTTCAGTTCGAGGCGGCGTTTCAAAACCTGAGCAAGCTGTACGGGCAGATCGCATCGGTCAAGATGCCCAACGGCGTTACGCCGCGGTTCTTGCGACCGAAAGCGATCCTGTGCTCGCCGCGCATGTACCCGCGCGTGTCGCTCTTGCTGTCCGCCAAGTATCTGCCTGTCGCAGCGGGCGGGGGCGCCGGCGCGGCAGACGTGGACGGGTACATGAACACGCTTGGCTTCAGCCAGGCGATCCAAGCGTACGAGCTGGGCGGTTTCGAGAACGACACGACCTATTTCGTGGTCCTCGAGCAGGCAGCAACGTCGCGCCTCGGCGCGCTCATCTACACCGAGCGCGAGCCCTTCCACATCAACTACTACGGCGTGCAGACGCAAGCCGAACTCGATCGACGCGACGAGCTCGAGTGGCACTGCAAGGGCCGCAACGTGGTGAGTCCGGGTCACCCGTACTTGCTCGTCAAGGTCAAGGCGTCCTAAGGCCATGTCTGCCTATCTGACACTTGCTGAGTTCCGGGCGCGCTCGCTCATGGCGGGCGTGAAGGTCGACGCGCTCGAAGCCGTGCAGCCTGGCTTTGTCGCGTCGCAGCTCGAGCAGGTGTCGCGGTGGGTCGATATGTATCTGGCCAAGCGGTACCGGGTGCCTTTCACGGCGCCCTACCCGGAGGCCGTCCGTGCGTGGGTGGCGCGGATCACGACCTACCGCGCGTACCTGAGGCTCGGCGTCGATCCCGACGACGCGCAACAGACGCTCTTTGCCGAGGACAAGACCTCGGCCGAGGACGAGGTCAAGGCGGCCGCAGACAGTCAGCTTGGGCTGATCGACCTGCCGCTGTCGGACACGCAAGCGGGGTCGGCCATCGCGCTCAGCGCGCCGCTCGCCTACTCCGAAGCGTCGCCCTACGTGGGCGGCGATGTGCAACGCGACGCCGGACGCTACGAGGATCGCAGCCGTCGAGGTACGTGACGTGTCTAAGGGCGACACACAGATCGAGGCCATGATCGAGCGGCTGCAATCGCTGCCCCAGCTTGTGGTGGAGGCGGCGCCCGACGCGGCCGACGCGGTGCGCGCCGAGCTCGAGCGCACGATCGCGGCCGGCACCGATCCTGACGGCAAGCCGTGGCAGCTGCGTAAGGACGGCGGCAAGCCGCTGGCCACGGCGGAGCACGCTGTGTTCGTGGCGCCGATCGGCAACACGGTCTTTGTGCGCGTCAAGGGCCACGTAGCCCGCCACCACCTGGGGCGCGCGCGAGGCGGCATCTATCGGCCCGTGATTCCGACCGGCGGCCTCCCGCCTCGCATGGCGGACGGCATCAAGCGCGTCCTCTGCGCCCACTTCACCGATCACATGCGGGGGGCGTAGGTGGCCATCGTCCTCGCTCTCCCGCGCCTCTACGACGCCGTCGCGGCGCGCTTTGCGGCCGAGTCTTTCGACGTCGCCATGGCGTTCGGGTGGCGCACGCCGTTCGCGCAAGTGGAGACGGTGCGCCGCATTGTGTGGGTGCCCGGTGGCCCGAACGGCGACCTGGGAGACGTGCTCCCGGCCAAGTACCCGGGGCGCAATCCTCGGCCGCTGCTCAATCTGGCCGAGTCGTTTTACTGCGATCTGAGCGCCGTCGATGTGACCGCGGCCGAGGACGAGCGCAGTCAGTACCAGGCGACGCGCGAGCTGTACTGCGCGTGGCTGCGCGCCGTCCACCTGGAGGCGCACGGCACCTATGCGATCGAGTCGAGCGAGTGGCTGATCGGCAAAAACGCGCGCCGCTTTGGCGCTGCGATTCGCGTCGTCGCGTCGATCCAGAGCGTGGTGTTCGACCAGCCGTTTGCCGGCATCGACGCCAACGCCGGACGCGCGGACCTCACTCTCGCCGCCCTCGACGTCACCGAGACTCTGTCAGTCGACCCCGCCTAAAGGAGCCCGCATGTCCCAACCTGCAGTTACGATCACCGAGCTGGACGGCGCGCTCGGCGTGCTCCCCGCGAGCGCGGGCAAGCTGCTCGCCATCGTCGGGTCCGCCTCGAGCGGCCCCAAAAATGAGCCGGCCACCTTCGCGCGCACGAGGGACGTGGTCGCCACGTTCGGGAGCGGGCCTCTGGTCGAGGGCGCGTGCCACGCGCTCGAGGTGTACGGCCGGCCGGTCGTGCTCGTCCGGACCAACGACACCACCGCGGGCGCACCGGGTACGCCTGTCATCACCGGCGTCACCGGCACGAGCGTCATCACGGTGACCGGCGTCCCGGACGACGACTACGAGCTCGTGTTCAAGGTCATCAACGGCGGGACGAAAGGCACGGCTGGCATCACGTTCGTCTACTCGCTCGACGGCGGCCGGACGTGGTCGCCGTTGACGGCACTCGGGATCGCCGCGTCGTACCCGATTCCGGGGGCGGGCTCGCTCGCCATCGCGTTCGGCGCCGGCACGCTGGTCGCCGGCGACATCGCGACCAGCCGCACCACGCCGCCGCAATGGAACACGTCCGACCTCGGCCTGGCGCTCGACGCGCTCGCCAGCTCGGCCGTCAACTGGGAGCTCGTCGAGCTCGTCGGCGCCATCGATGCGACGGCATTCGACTTGCTCGAAACCAAGTTCGCGGCGCTTCACGCAGCGGGCAAGGAGCGCGCCTGGATCGGCAACACGCGCGTGCCGAACACGGGCGAGTCGGAGGCCGCCTACCTGACGGCGCTGACCACGATCTTTGCCAGTAAGGCCACGGTGCGCGGCCAGCTCTGCGCCGGGGCCTGCAAGCTCACCTCGAGCGTGAGCGGGCGAAAGTACAAGCGGCCAATCGCACTGTCGGTCGCCGCTGTCGAGGCGTCGCAGAGTGAAGAAGTCAACGCCGCAGACGTCACGCTCGGCGGGCTCATCGGCGTCTCCATTCGCGACGTCAACGGCAACCCGGACGAGCACGACGAGTCGATCAACCCTGGGCTCGATGATGCGCGGTTCACCGTGCTGCGTACGTGGGAGGGCGAGTCCGGCGTGTACATCAACCGGCCGCGCATCTTTTCGCCGGGCGGGTCGGACTACCAGCTGCTTGCCCATCGGCGGGTGATGGACCTCGGTCAAGTCGCCCTGCAGTCTTACTTCCGGCGCCGGCTCAACAAGCCCGTGCTGGTGAGTGCCGCAACCGGCTTCATCCTCGAGGAGGAAGCGCTCGAGATCGAGGCCGGTGCGCGCGAGGCCATGCGCGCGCTGATCATGGCCAAGCCCAAGGCTTCGGCCGTGACGTTCGCGCTGTCGCGGGTCGACAACTTGCTCTCGACCAAGACGCTCACCGGCGACGCGCGGATCATCCCGCTGGCGTACAGCGAGTTTATCAACCTGACTGTCGGGTTTCTCAACCCGGCGCTCCAAGTGCAGGCGGTCTAAACCATGTCCGACCAGATCAGAGTCAACGGCAATCTGTTCTCCTGGGGGTCGATCATCTGCAAGGTCGACGGCGACCTGTTTTGCGGGTTCACCTCGATCACCTACGGCGACAAGCGCGAGCGCGTCATGGGCTACGGCATGGCGCGTCACCACACGCCGCGCGGACGCTCGGCGGGCAAGTACACCACCGAGGCCGGCAAACTCGGCGGTGCGCTCGACGCCGTGCACGCATTGCGCACCAAGCTCGCGAGTCTGGCGCCCGACCGCATCAGCTATGGCAACGTCGAGTTCCTGGTCACCGTCCAGTACGTGGAGAACGACTTGACGCCGGTCCACGTCGACCTGATTCGCTGCGCGATCGTGGGCGACACGACGTCCCACGAGGAGGGACCCGACCCGCTCAAAGGCGAGCTCGAGCTCAGCTACTTCTACGTTCTACGCAACGGCCTCGCGCTCTTTGACGCGAGCAAAGGACTGCCATGAGCAACGTGCCCAACTGGAAAGACAACGTCGCCGTGCTGCCGCCCTCGGAGATCGCGCTCAGCGAGCGCCTGCAGAACGCGCGCCTCGAGCGGTCGCGCATTGCCGAGGAGCGCGACAAGCGCGAAGCGGCGGCGGCGCTGGTCGCCGAGGTCGAGGCCGAGGAGCGCGCGCTCCGGGACGAGCAGGCCATCGAGAAAGCTGTCGCTGAGTACGGAGAACTCGGCGGCAAGATCAACAGCTTCCCCACGACGCTCGGCGTGGTGATCCTGAAGAAGCCCCACCACGTGATCTTTCGGAAGTTTCAGGACCTCGGCGAGTACAACCAGGTGGAGTGTGAAAAGCTCGTGCGCTCGTGCCTCGTCCACCCGGACAAGAGCGAGTTCGACCGGTACATCCAGGAACAGCCCGGCATCCTGGTGCCGCTGGCCAACCTCGCATGCGCGCTCGCGGGCGTGAAGGTAGGGGCCGCCGCGGGAAAATAAGCGCGCTGCTGGCGAGCACGCGCGACGATCTCGGAGTCGCCGCCTCGTGTCTCTTGGCAGCGCTCGGCACCGAGCCGGAGGAAGTCGACGGGTCTTATGTCAGGGCGTACGTGGGCGCCGTGTGGATGGCCGAGGCGATTCGCGACTTGAGTCTGATACGCAAGGGACTGTCGAGCGGAGGCTAGTCAGATGGGCAAGGCGGACGCGCAGGCGACATTCGAGGTCAACCTCGAGGACGGCACCAGCAAGACGGCCGAGTCCGCCGCCGGCGCGCTCAAGAAGCTGCAAGCGTCCATCCAGGCCGACACGGCGGCGCTCCGCGCGATGCAAGCGGCGATGAAAAACCTGCAAGGCGGCACGGTGGTCAACATCGCCCAGGCCCAAAAGCTCAAGCAGCAGATCGACGCCAAGAAGCAGTCCATCGCCGCGGCGCAGTCCTCGTACATCTCACTCGGTGGCTCGCTCAATGGCGTCAAGGGTAAGAGCGAAGCGGCCAAGAACGCGTTCGCCGAGATGCAGAAGAACGCGCAAGCGCTGCCCGGCCCCGTCGGCGCCATCGCGTCCCAGTTCGCCGCGCTCAAAGGCATGCTCGCCGGGGGCGCCATCGCACTCGGCGTCGCTGCGATTGCGCTGGCCGTCGTCGCACTCACGGCCGCCACGGTCGCCGCCGTGGCAAGCCTGTTCAAGTACGGACTCGCGCAGGGGAACGCGGCGCGGGCCGAGCTCCTGCGCCTCGAGGGCCTGACCAAGATGCGCAACTGGTATGGCATCGCGGCGGGCAGCGCGACCGAGATGCAAGGCGCCATCGACCGTGTGAGTGCCTCGAGCGCCCTGGGCCGGGACAAGGTCGGCCAGTACTCGGAGCAGCTCTACAAGGCGGGCCTACGCGGCGAAAACCTCGCCGTGGCGCTCGAGGCGGCGAGCATCAAGGCCAGCGTTCAGGGCGACGCGGCGGCCAGTGCGTTCGTCGGCTGGGCGGCCGGCGCGAACCTGGCCGGACGGTCGGTCAAGGCGCTTGCGGACGACGTCAAGGCGCGCCTCGGCGGCATCGCGGCGCGGCAGATGCTCGACCTCGACGTGCAGTCGCAGAAGCTGCACGAGTCCTATGCCGCGCTGTTCACCGGGATTGACTTCGAGCCGGTCCTGGGCGCCCTCAAAGGCATCACGGACCTGTTCTCGCAGAGCACGTACAGCGGCAAAGCCCTCAAGACGATCGTCACCGTCATGTTCAAGCCGATGGTCGCGACCGTGGAGTACCTGGGGCCGCTCGTGAAGCGCTTCTTTCAGGGCCTGATCATCGGCGCGCTCCAGCTGAGCATCGTGCTGCTGAAGGTGCGCAAGTGGTGGCGCGAGGCATTCGGGGACAGCGACGTCCTCAGCAACATGGACAAGCAAAACGCCGCACTGAAGCTCGGCACGATCGCGGTGAAACTGATCGGCGCGGCGTTCGTTGTGACAGGAGCGCTCATCGTGGGCGCGCTCGTGGCCGCGATGCCGTTCATTTGGGCGGCTGTCGTGGCCGTGGGAGCGCTGGCCATCGAGGGGCTCATCCTCGCCGCGCCGTTCATCCTCGCCGCCGTCGCCATCGGCGCCGTGATCGCGGCGGGCTACCAGCTCTATCGCCTGTGGAAGGAGATCGACTGGAAGTCGCTCGGCAGTGCCATCGTCGATGGCATCGTCAACGGCCTCAAAGCGGGCGCGCAGTGGGTTGTGGACGCCGTGACCGACCTCGGCACGAGTGCCATGGACGCGCTCAAGAGCACGCTGGGCATCTCGTCGCCCTCCAAGGTGTTCGCCAAACTCGGACTGAGCCTGCCGCAAGGCGTGACGGCCGGCGTCCAGGCTGGAACACCGGGTGCGCGCCGTGCTGTGGCCAATATTGTCGATGCGCCGAGCATTCCGGCCGTGCCGAGCTCGCCAGCTGGTGCGCCTGCGGCGAACAGCGCGCAGAAGACGATCACGATCAACGTCGGGGACGTGAACGTGACGGCGCAGGACGGTCAGCAGGCCCAGTCCATCGCCGCCGACATCAAGCGCGAGCTGATGCGCGTGCTCGAGGGCGTCGCCATCGAGATCGGAGCGTCGCCAGCATGACCTGGAACCCGATCGACGAGCCGTGCGACTACATCAAGCTGTCCGACGTCAAGTCGCCTGGGCTGGCGGACGTGTTGGGCGCGTCCTCGGTGCGTCGCTGGGACGAGCGCGAGGGGTTTGGCATCTCGGGCGCGTTCAGTGTCTTCAAGGGCCGCGGGCTCGCGCACTTTTCGGTCAAGCTGCGGCTCTACTCCGTCGAGGACTGGGAGGGCTGGTATGCGTTCAAGCCCATCGTCGACAAGCTCCCGACGCGACGCGGTGGCAACGGCAAAGACTCCGGCGTGCTCGACATCTGGCACCCGCTTTTGGAGTCGCTCGACATCAAGGCCGTCGCGGCGGCCGAGGTGATGCAGCCCGAGCAGACCGACAGCGGCGAGTGGACCATCGAGATCAAGTTTCTCGAGTTCCGCTATCCGAAAGTAACGCTTGCCAAGGCCGACGCAGCGACGGCCACGCCCGTGGACCCCGTCGAGGAGCAGATCATCAAGCCCCTGATCAAGCAAATGCAGAGTCTGTCCGATGAGCAGTGACACCTACGCCGCGATCAACGGCCAGCGCTGCACGTCGGTGATGCTCACCGTCGGCAACGTCGGCCCGTGGCATGCAGACTGCGACCTCGAGTCCGACCCCGATCTGTCTGGCCGGGTGGAGCTCGCCGTCGGCACGCTCAAGCTTTCGGGCACCATCGACCCGCGCACGAGCGACGCGTACGGCCTCCAGCGTCGGGTCCGGGTGGTGGGCGGCGCCGGCGGCTGGGGCGCGCCGGTCGACCCCAAGGCGTACGCCAACGACGCCGGCGTCAAGGCGCGCACGGTGGCCGAGGACGTGGCGCGCGCCGTGGGCGAGACGATCGGCGACTTCGTGCCGCGCGATGAGCGGGTGGGCAAAGCCTACGTGCGCCAGCAAGGGCCCGCCTCCAGGACGCTCGAGGACGTGCTGGGCGGCGTCGCGTGGTGGGTGGACTACGCCGGCGTCACCCAGGCCGGGCCTCGTCCAGCAGCTCCGGTGGCGGCCTCGAGCTACCAGGTGCTCGCCTACGACCCACGCGATCGCATCGTGACGCTCGGCGTCGATGACCCCGGCGCGGTGGGGATTGGGAGCGTGCTGTCGGAGCGCCTCGAGGCTCCCGTCACGGTCCGCTCGCTCGAGCTGCGCGTCACGGCCGGCGAGCTCCGGGTGCTGGCGTGGTGCGGCGGCGGCGAGTCGGCCTACGGCCAGGTCACGGGGCTGCTCCGTTCCATCGCCCAGCGCGCCACCGACCGCCAGCTCCACGGCCTCTACCGCTACCGGGTGACGCGCATGGCCGGCGACCGGGTGGAGCTCCAGGCCGTCAAGCGCATCGTGGGCCTTCCTGACCTGCTGCCGCTGTCGATGTGGCCGGGCATCGCCGGTGCCCACGCCGAGCTCGCGCCGAGTGCTGAGGTGCTGGTGACGTTCATCGAGGGCGACAGGGCGCAGCCCGTGGTGACGCACTTCGCGGGCAAGGATGGCACCGGGTTTGTGCCGACGCGTCTTACCCTCGGCGGTGTCGACGGTGCCAACGCGGCCCGGCTCGGCGACGCCGTCGAGGTGTTGTTGCCGCCGGCGGTCATCTCCGGGACGGCCATCGTGGCAGGCAGCCCCGGGCCGACGCCCATCTCCGGCGTGCTCACGTTCACCGGTGTGAAGGCCCTCGGCGTCATCACGGCCGGCTCGGCGAAAGTGAGGATCGCGTGAGCCTGTCCTACCTCGGCGAGTACACGATCGGCGGCGCGCTGCCCGGCGCGCAGGCTGCAGCGCTCGCTGGGGCCGCTGGCATCAACGCCGCGCTGCCGGACATCCTCGCGCGCCTGACGGCACTGCAGGCCTTCGCGCCGTTGCCCGTGTCGTTCACGGCGCAGCTGTCGCTCGCCAACCAGCTCGTGGCCGGGATCGGCCAGTCCATCGCGCTCGGCATCCCGGAGCCGTCCATCGCTGCGCAGATTGCCGCCGTGCTGGCGCTTGTGGCCGAGCTGATCGCGACCGTGGCCGGCATCCACACGCAGCTGTCGGTCGTGCTCGACTTTCAGTCGCTGCTCGCCGCAGCGGGCGTGCACGTGTTTGCGTATGCCGGCGACGCAGGCGGCCTTGGTGGCGAGCTCAGTAGTGCGCTTGCGACGGGCTTACCGGGTGGCGGTGGGGCTGCTGAGCACGTGGACGGGTTCGTGCTCATGACATCGATCGGTGCCACTGCCGATGCCTTGCGCGGGATTTTGCCGTCATGACCCACGGCGCCAACATCGCGCTCGGTATCGTGCCTACGGTCACGTTCTCCAAACCCGGCATGACTATTACTGGCGATCCGGCGTGGGTGACGGACGGCAACACTAATGCTTGGTTAGCTGTCAAGACATCGGGCGACGCCATTCCGAACACCGGCGGTGCGGGTGGCATTGTCACATTCGAGTTCGATTTTGGAGCCCCACAGTGGGTGGATGGCTTCGCGTATGTTGAGGGCCAGTACAATTATGCTAGTCCGCGTTCTATTCCGTGGGGAACCGACCTGGAAGGTGGCCGATACGACGGCACGGAAAACGTGCGGCCCGGTCCATTTCGGCTTGTGTATCTCGATCCGGTTACGGACGAATGGATGCACCAATCGTGTTCCACTCCGATTTGGGATGGAGTAGGCGCGGAGTTCCATAGCGATCACCCGGCCAACTTCTTGGAGTGGCATGCGCATTTGACCAACCAACACTGCGTTTTCACGCAGCGCGTGCGGTTGAGTTTGCAAGGCGATGGTGATGAGGCTTGGGGCGGCGCATCCATCGTGATTAGCGAGTTGAAGATCTACAGTCCAGCCGAGGCGCCACCGGCATTTCAGATCGAGTCCTTGTTTGCCGCTGCGTCGGATATGCTTGTACTGAGTTTTACTGCACCGTTTATGCCACATAGCGAGTTGGACCCGAACTCGATACCGACCGACTGGGGAGCCCATCCTGTTGCTGACCGCTTCCAGTTCTCAAACGGCATGGCTACAACAGGGTTAGATGAGGTCACCGATCGGACTGTATGGCTGCACATAGCGCCTCCGCTGCGCTCGTTGGAGCGTACGACGCTTACCATCGGTAGTTTGTGGAGCACCAATTACCAACGCCTAGCCATCAACACGGCTGAGGTTGTTGGTCCGGAAGCGCCCGAGCCTGAGCCACCACCCGAACCCGAGCCCATCGTCCTCGAGCCCAGCGCGCTTGACCTGGCTCCGATCAAGCTCGAGCTCGGGGCACTGCCCTCTGGCGAGCTCGGCTACGGCCGCGACCTGTCATGCGTCCTCGACCTGACGGACGATCTCGCCGAGGTCGACCCGCTGTCGCCGGTGGCCATCGGGGAGGCGACGCTACGGCGCCTGCTCACGGCGCGCGGCTCGCTGCCCGATCACCGTGACTATGGCCTCGACGTGCGCGGCATGTGTAGCCGCGGCGTGCCCTTCTCGGAGCTGCGCGACTTGGCTGGCCAGGTGCGCAACGAGATCAGCAAAGACGATCGCATCGAGTCGGCCACGGTGACGGTGACGGCGCAAGCGGGCGGGAGACTCGACTTCGCCGTGCGCATCACGCCGGCTGTGGTCGGCCTCACGCCGTTTTCCCTCACGTTCGCCGTGGTGTCTGGACAACTCACCGTCGAGGCGATTGGCGCATGACACTCCTGTCGCTCGACGAGCTCACGACCCCGCTCACGGCCGACCAGGTCAAGGCGAAGATCTACACGACGCTCGCGGGGGTCGGCGTGTCCACGACGAGCTGGAAGCCGGGCGCCGTGGTGCGCACCATGATCGCGTCCTGTGCCATCGTGATCGCGGCACTGTCGGAGCTCACGGCCAACATCGCCCGCTCCGGCTTCCTCGAGCTGGCCGAGGACA